TGGTTGAAAGTAAGGCACAAGTCCTTCGGTAGTGCTTGATGCAGGTGTGTGGTATACACCGTCTTTGTTTATTTCTCGTTCACCCACGATAAACTTACTGTAGTTTTCGTGCCAACCAAATTGATCGTACATAAGTTTTTTCTTCCCGTGTTTCTGTAGTTCTTGTATCGCTCGTATTATGTAAGTAGTTATAAGTTTCGATTGTGCTTCCTGCGCCACTACACCTTCCTTGGCTAGTTCCCTGCGTAACTCTCTATGCTCCAGTCTCAGGTTAGGTATGACCACTTCATTAACTCCATCCATCGGAGTGTGAGCATGGATAATAAATACATCGCCTAACTCAAGGTCTCGCGCCCTGCCTTTTACAAACAAGTCGTACTCATAAACCGCTTTCGGTTCTTCACCAATGTCCGTGTATATCCCACCGCTTTCACCACGGTAGTAACCTTCAGGCAAATCAAACTTAGGTGCGTCGTCCTTGTTGACTTGCTTGCCTAACTCGCGTGGCCCAGTTATCTTGCCTTTGTAAGGGCAACCTTTACAGCCGCTAGAGTTGTTCTTAGCAAACATCTCGCACCCGTGTGGGCCTTTGATGTGCGCTATCTTGCGCTCTACAGCAGCGGGGTTGTAGTCAGGATGGCCCTTAGAAACTTTGTGTATTGCATCCAGATTGTCTTCGCAGAACTTAGCAACAGACAAAATGTTAAACCACCGTGGCTCTGCCAATGTTGTTTTGTTCTTAATGCAGTCTGCGATCTGCTCGCACCCCTCACCTTTCAAGCTGCGCCTAGCAATACGCGCAAAGCTGTAGAAAATATCCCCATCAAGTAAGTTACGCAGGGGATCAAACTCTACGTTTACAGGTGCTTTAGTTTCTACAACAGCATCTTCTTCTACACCCAGTGCGTCACGTACAACTGACACATCTATGGGGTCAGCTAGTTTTAACAGAGCTACTTTTTTAGGAGGATCAGTCTTTACGTTAAACGACTCCGGTACACGTAGCATACGTGCAGCATCAAATACATTGGGGTCAGCCGCAAACTTCTGTGTGACACAAACTTCTTTAAGTCTGTCGGCTAGGGGTATCCACTGATCGCGTGGTACTTCCTCGGTAAACGCCCAGTACAGATGCAGTCCATGTCCTGAGTCAACTAAAGTAGGTGGAGGTAGGTCTAGTAACTCCCAAAACTTCTTAGCTTCTTGCAATGCTTCTTTTTTATTAGCATAGCCTTTGGGTAGCCCTGTGCTTTGTTCTATCTCTGTGTCTTTCCCTGCGCCGCAATCTAAGTCTAACCATAGTGATTGCAACGCTTCAGCGTGTATAACTTTGCGCCCACCTTCAGGTAATGGTTGAGTAGCATCTTGATTGTACTTAGCTAATGCAAAGTAAGTGTGATGACCTGACTCTATAAAGCCTTCAAAGAAAGCTTTAAGTTCAACAGTGTCTTTTGTAAATTTTGTGATTGGGCCTTTGTTTTTCCCTGCCGGTATACCTATAGCGCAGTACCATCCTCCTGATGGCACAACGTGTGTTATTAAGTCAATGTTCTCCATATTGTTATTTGCAGGGGGAGTAAGCCCCCTAACCCTCATTATAAGTTGAGCAGCCTTACTACTTAATGTATGACTTAAGTAGAGCTTCTATAGCATCGGTAAGATCAGGGTGCGGGAAATGCGTACCCTCAAACCAGTTGTAAACAGTTTGTCTGCTGACTCCTAACTGGTCGGCAACCTCGGCAACAGGTATCTCTTGCTTGATACATACCCTGCCTAGCTTGACTCCCAGTGAGGAACCGTCAGCCTGTTTATTGATACTACTGAGTCTAGTTGTATAACCGTAACTCATTAGTCGTCGTCACTCCCCCACTCGTCTAGCAGAGCAGATAAGTCATCGTCATCATCGGGCTTTTCAACTTTCTTTTTCGCACGTTTAGTAGGTTCTTTAACCTCCTCGGCTTCATCTTCTTCGACTACACCAAACATATCTTCAGCGGTTTCTTCTTCCTCATTACTCCCACCCTTAGTAAAACCCTCCTCCACTTCAAACGGAGAGGCTACCTGCATAGGTGCGTAGTCTATAACCTGCACGCCACGTAAGCGTAAAGACACACCACAACTACTCATCTTGTAAGGAACTAACTCAAGAGCTACGTTAATAGTGCTACCTGTAGTTAATTGAAAGTCTGCATCCATACGCTTGTTGTCTGCATCGAACTGAGCAGGGCCACCAGTAGCTCGTCCGTTATAAGCCGCTTTTAAATTACATTTCCCAATAAAAGATTTATCTTCCTGCTGCTTAAAAGGCATCTCAAGTTTAGCGGGCCAAGACTTATCTTTGGCAGCTTTATAAGCTGTAGACATAGCGCCATACAATTTCTTAGCTTGGTCACCGTCCATTACAAATTCCATTTCATACTTAGCTCCGTCTTCCATTGCATCACAGGGAACAGTCTGTCCGTTAGCTCCTGCTTTGTTGTCGAAACGGTAGGGTTGATCTAGTCGGGGGTATCGTGCGGTTACATTCTTAAGTAAGTAACTTGTGTTTTTCATATCATCGCTCTCATCAAAAAGGTTAATTAAATTAGCATCGGCTTCTACAAGCCGAGTTACAGTTTGCATCTCGTCCTCCGCCAAAGGGCGAGACGGTTTGAAATACATCTTGGGTACAGCTTCATGCACTAGATATATCTCAGTAAGCACAGTGTCTATGCTCTCACCATTACGCTTGAGGTAGTCAATGTACTTAAACAGGCTCATCTTATTTACTGCTTTAGCAAACAGACTTGCCCCGCTTATGCGTATCTCACACACCATGTTAGTTTTATCTGGGACTACGTTAATAGTCGTAAAGAACTTGCATGGTTTATAACCTGATTGCCTTACGTTCTGGGGGCAATCAATACAACGCACTGACTGTTGTGAAGCATCGGGTACATCAGGGTGCGGATACTGGCTGTCCAGTGACCAACACTCTAACTTGTTGTTACTCCCGTAGTAATTACGAGACAACGTACCACTGTCAGTGATAACACCTTCTATAGATACATCTGCTTTACCACTCACAGGGTGTATAAAGTACCCATCCTGTACAGACAGCCGCATCATTTGTTAGGTGGTTTCCTGACGGACACCGCATACCTACTCTTAGCCTGTAGTCCTGCGGGAGTTAAGTCAGGGTTATCCGCTAAAAACTCTTTCATGTTGCCGTTGTGTATTCTTTTCTCAAGCAAATGGGGAGACTTGTGTTCTTCAATGAACGCATACATCTGTTCCCAATCACTTGTCCAATAGCTAGAAATAACCCGGCGTGATACTGTACCTGAAGGAGTCTTAAGTCCATCCGCTTCCTGCGACTCACAAAGCTTTAACAGTTCGTCACTAACTTTTTCCTGTTGTTCCTTAAGCTTTTTTATCTCTTCGTCTTTATCTTTTATAGCGTTGCGTATCTTTAAATACACTGCCACTAGTTTATCTGCTGAAGTTTCCATCGCACCTCCTTAAAAGGGACGACTAGTTTAGCAGGGTGTTTTACATTGTCAAGCATCTAGTTCCTGTCTATACAAATCAATTATCTTATTGTGGTTAGTGATGTTGTTTTGAAGCATTGTGTAGAGTCTGTCTTCTACAGCACTCCCCCGAACGTGGATAACATTCATAGGGTTGTGTTGCCCCGGCCTGTTTATCCGTGCGTTAGCTTGGAGGTATGTCTCTACGCTAGTAACAGGAGAGTACCAAACTACTGTATTAGCAGCGGTTAAAGTTAACCCGTGTGACGCAGCTTGCGGTTGGATAATAAGTACGTGAGGATTAGCTTCTTCTTGGAAACGCTTTATGATCTCTGCACGTTTGTTAACCGTAACCTTGCCTGAGATAACATCACAGTTTATGTTCTTCTTTGTCAAAAAATCTCTTAGTAATTCTATAGTATGGGTAAAAGGTACAAACACTAGTACCTTGTGTGATGACTCGTCGATGGCTTCCTTCACCACTTTAAGTCTGTTGCTGACATCAAACTCAATAACTTCTTTATCGTCGGAGTAAACCG